CGGCAAAGGTGCTTGCTTCCTAACGGCAAGAATCCCGCCAAACGGACTGGTGCGCGGTGTGTAGCCGGGTTTCATCGACCTAATCTACCGTTGGCAAACCTATCGTTTGCCCCAGGGTCGCTCGTTCGAGAGGGCGGGCGGCTCTTTTACGCTCCGTGTGGGGCGGTTGTTCGGTGGTTTTAACTGAGGGTGAAATGATGGAATACGACAGTAACTTAAGAGACAGGGATTTCGGGCAGTGGCTCGACCGCGAGGAGGTTCACAGCATTGCGCGTTCGCTAGAGAGGATCGCCGACGCTCTGGATCTTTTAACGGCGGACAAGCATCCTACCGTAGCCAGCATTAAAGATGCTCCGCTAACAACGGAAGAAATCCTCAGGTATATACCGATGCACCACGTGTACAAAGAGCATGTAGCTAGGATCGTTTTCCAAAACCAAGAAAAGCACCCGAAGGATATTTTCGACGAAATGGTCAAGAGCGGGCTTTACTCCAAATCGACCTACTGGAAGGACGTTCGGGTTCTTCGGTTTATCGGGAGTAAGTACCAGTGGGACCAGCGGCGAAAAAATGGCTAAACAGCGTATTCCCAAGGATTCAACAATGGATAAAATGATTGCGTTGGTTGCTACCCAACACAAAACACAAACAATCCCAGCCGGTTTCTGTCGGCGCATCTGCGCCAGGGGTAGCAGCCTGAATACCGGCTGGGATTTTGTCACGGAAGGGTCAAGCTGCTATGGCCGGTGATTGGATTCCAATGCGTCTCGATTTGTGCGATGATCCGGCGGTACTCGAAATGGCCGACATAATCGACCAGCCCGATGAGTACGTAGTAGGGTGCTTGCACAAGGTTTGGTCTTGGGCGTCACGAAATTGTCACGATGGGACCGTGACAGGTGTCACGATTTTGTCACTGTCGCGAGCTGTCAAGCTTCCGACAGCGGTGGCAGCGATGGCTAAAGTAGGCTGGTTGACTGAGGGTAAAGGCGAGGACGGAAGGCCGTTTATCTCTTTCCCGAAGTGGGAAAACTGGCTTTCCAAGTCGGCCAAAGCTAGGCTGCAGAACTCGATGAACCAACGAAACGCAAGGGAATTGAAGGAATTGGAGGCGGCAAAAGCGGCTAAAGAGCGTCACGATTCTGTCACTGCCTTGTCACTGTCTGACCGTGACAAAACCGTGACTACAGAACAGAAGAGTACAGAACAGAAGAGTATTTTAGAAAACCCCCTTAATCCCCCTAAAGGGGGAGAAGTGGTAGACACCCTAAAGGGAGACCAAAAACCGAAAGCGACCGAACCGCCCCTGGACGAAAAACCAAAGCGCAAGCCCAAAGAGACCGTCGGCGAGTTCCTTGTACCCCCAAGGCTAGACTCTCCTGAAATCCGCGAAGCCCTTGAGGCGTTTGAGCGAATGCGAATTGACATCGGGCATAGGATCAAGGATCGATCGAGGCTTTGCCTTGGGTGGGATAAATCTTACCGTGACAAAACGCACTTACTGGACTGCATTCAGTATGCGATAGCGAATGAGTACCAGGGCATCAAGGCAAGGTACATCGAACCAGAGCGAAGCCCAGCGACGGGCAAGCCGATCAAGCGCGAATCTGATTTACCTAAAGTAGACTCCAATTGGGAACCAGCATGAAGCTACACAGCCAACACATCGAAACAGCTAAAGCGATCGAGACGCAATTGATAGCCGGGGTGCTTCTCAGGCCAAAGGATTTCCACCAAGCATCGGGGATCGTAACACAGGACGATTTTCTGTCCCAGTCAATGGCCGACCTTTGGGGGGCGTTCCATGCGATGGCAAAATCAGGCGTCGAGTTCTGGCGGGAATCAGTAATGCTTTCCGAGCTCGTCAAGAGCGGCGTAATGGAAAAGATCGGCGGGCCAGCGATCTTAGGGGATTTGATTACCAAGACGACCCCCGGCCATGTTTTGTATCATGCTGAGGAGCTAGCGAAATGGGCAGAGCGTAGGCGGGTTGTGGTAGCCTTGGAGCTTGCGTTGGCAGAAGCCCAGGCCCTATGCTTTGAGCCGGATGAAGTTATCGGGTTCGCTCAACAAAAGCTAGCTAAGGCCAAGGGGACCGGCAGCGACGACATAGAGCAAATCGGGGAAATGATGTCGGCGTACCTTGGGGCTCTTGAGGATGCAAGATCGAGCAAGGTTCAATCCTCAGTGGTTCAGACGGGGTTTCGCGAACTAGACGAGGTGCTATCGGGCGGCATCCCTTTGGGCTCTTATGCGATCCTTGCCGCGCGGCCGTCGATCGGCAAATCAGCAATGGCTATGGATATCGCGCATCACGCAGCGGGCAGCGGGCATCCAAGCCTGTTCGTTTCGCTCGAAATGTCGAACCAGCAAATCAGCCAACGGCAATTCGTCCGAGATGCCAATATGCGGATCACGGAAATGCAAACGCTTAGCTACACAGACGAAAAGGTATTCGGGATGCTCAAGGCTTGCGACGATGCAAGAAAGATACCTTTGTACGTTTGGCAGGCCAGCGGGGCTAATGTCGCTAGGATTGAATCTAGGCTACGTGCTGAGGTTGCCAAAAGAGGCATCAAGCTAGCGGTAATTGATTACCTTGGATTGATTAGGGCGCAAGAAGGCAAGTCGATCTATGAGCGGGTCACGATGATAAGCAACGACCTTGCCCGAATCAGCAAGCAGCTAAACATTGCGTTGCTAGTGCTTTGCCAGCTAGGGCGTCAAGCCGAAGGGGAAGTGCCAGGGATAAGCAACTTACGCGACTCAGGGGCAATCGAGCAAGATGCGGATATCGTGATGCTCCTGCATCGAGAGAAGCGGGACAGCGAAACGGCTAGCCTGTTGCTTGAGAAGCAAAGGAACGGCAAGATCGCACAGATTACACTTAGCTTCAACGGGAAGCGGTTTTCGGATGGTTTCATGCAAGCTAAACCCTTGCACGATAATTTTAACAACGGGGCATTTTAATGAACAAGCAGCAACTGGAAGACAGAGAACAATTTAGGCGGTACGCAGAGGCGGCGTTGGCGAGCATAAGACTTACCGCCGACCTTTCATTTACTGATTGCGCAAGCCAAGCGTTCTTGCAAGCCTCGGCAATGATGCGAGATGAGCAAAGGTTTTTTGAGGCGTATCAACTCGATGCCCTTTCGGCCATCGTTGACGATGAGCGAATCAAGCATGAAAGCAAGTAAGCCAACACTACGAGCAACAGTCCGAACGCTTCAACGTGAAGCCGGGAAACTTAAAAGGCAAGTTGAGAGACTACAGGAACGAAACAAGGAGCTGCGGCAATGGATCACGAAATTGACAAACAAAAACCATCCAGCAAGGAGGGCGGGCAAGTGCAAGTAGGCGATACCGTTTGGGTGAAGTGCAGAGTTAAGAATGTACGCAGCGACGGATTTGTAGAGGTCGTTCATGGAGCAGGAATTTTTCGCGCTTTGTCGGTCGACTGCCGACCCGAAGCGGAAATGCTTGACGCGAAGGAATTAACATCGAAACACAACAAAGGAATCGAGGTGCAAGGTGAGTGAGTTAAAAGTAGGCGATAGGGTTTGGGTTCAATGCGAGGTGAAGGAGGCTACGCATCACAGCGTGCGTATTTGCTTTGATGGCGTCAACTGGTTTTGGGTTGGCAGGCAAGACTGCCGACCCGTCGAGCCGGTCAACTGTCCGGAAATCCCGGACGGTTCGAGCGAGCCTTTGGCGGTCGGCGATGCGGTGCGATTTGTTTTGCCTGGGCATAAGTGGAACGGGACGGAAGGGACGATCATATCAACTGACGGCAATGCAAATATTTTCATCGACCCCAGCGTGTACCCATACCGATTTAGGTCTGATTGCGGCGCGTATGAGCGATGGTGCCCAATCGCCGAGCTTGAGCGAATCGACAAGGCTGACCCGATCAACCCTTCGCACTACAGGCAAGGCGGTATCGAGTGTATCGAGGCAATGAAAGTGGCTCTAGGCGGCGGCTTTTTTGGCTACCTTCGCGGCAACGCGATAAAGTACCTTTGGCGGTACGACAAGAAGAATGGCGTTGAAGACTTGAAGAAGGCTCGATGGTATCTTGATCGCTTGATTCAGGAGGTGGGCGAATGAGCAAGTTTAGAAAAATCACAGATGCCGAAGCAGCGGCGATTGCAAGCGGCAGCGAAGCCGGAAGGATGCTAGTCATGGAATGCGGGTTGCTTCGCGAGTTGGTAAAGGCCAAGGACGAGTACATCGCTTGCTACAAAACAGGCAAGCGACCTAGCGAGAAACTTTTCACTAGGCTTGAGCGGCTGGTTAAGGAGGTGGGCGAATGAGCGACAAGGCAACACTAAGCTTTATGGGCATGGAGTTCGAGATTCAAGAGCCGATGAAAATCGAAATGCTCGACAATGACAGCGTATTTTTTAGTTCTCCGAGAGCGAATCTCGGAAGGAACCAGGAAATCAAAGTAGCCTGCGAGTGGCAACCGCATCCTATTTTTTACGTCGGGCAAAGGTTTCGGATTCAGGGTGTACTTTGCAAAGTATGCAAGATCGAGAAAAACGGGACGATTGAATTTGAAAAGGTTGAGGAGGTGGGCGAATGAAACTCAGGCAAGCAAGAAAAATCGGTAGGCGTTCTATGTGGGGTCGAAAAGCGGATGATTATCGCAACCGTATCGAGCAAACGACCTACACAAAGGCTCTTGACTGCGGCTATCAAATTGTTCGGGCGACTATTAGAGCCAACCGCAAGCGAAGAAAGGAGGTGGGCAAATGAAGATCTCTATTCCAGGCGAGCCGATCGCCCAACCACGGGTCAAGGTCTCAACCAAAGGCGGCTTTGCAAGGGCTTACACAGAGCGAGACCATCCCATCCATGCGTACAAGCAAGCAGTCAGGTTGGCTTACGTCAACGCAGGCGGCGAGGTGCTAGAGGGGCCGGTATCGATCAAGATTGTTTGTTTGTTCGACCGACCAAAGAGCCACAGCAAGAAGCGACGGCAATATACAGAGCCAAAGACCACAAAGCCCGACCTAGACAATGTTGGAAAAGCAATCCTCGATGCCCTTAACGAAATCGCCTACAATGACGACGGGCAAGTGTTTATGCTTACGGTCGCGAAGTGGTACGTTGGCCCATGCGATTCAGTCGGAACGATCATCGAGGTGACCCAATGACCGAACGCAAAAACATTTCCCAGCCCAAGGAAGTTTGGGCGGCATGGGACAGGCAAGCGGCAGCGATGGATATGACCCTGAGCGGGCTGATTTTCGAGGCCATGAACGAGCATTTAGGGTTGTTTCTGACGCGCAAAACCAAAAGGCGGCCAGAGTCCAAGC